TGACAATTACGGACGTATAAATAGTCACTAGGGGTGATAACGTGTGATAATGTTGCCAAGATGCCCACCTTCCCGCCCAATAAATGTACAGAATTTGGCTGCAAATTGTTATGCGCTAAAGGCAAATCTGTTTGCGCTGATCACGCACCTAAAATCAAAGCAAATGACAACAGAAAACAATTTAATAAAATGTATGCCATGATTGCTTGGGACTCTGTGCGAGGCAGGGTATTGTCTGAGCAGCCGCTGTGTCAATCTTGCCTGTTCAATGGCCATGTCAATATGGCTTCGCATGTCGATCACTTATTTGCTTGGCGGATTATTGGCGAACACGCATTTATGCATAATGTGTTTCAATCACTATGCCCAGAATGCCACGGCATTAAATCTGCGTTAGAGAAAAAAGGCGTGTTTAGGCATTATGTACAGCCTGACATAATAGATTATCAGTTGAGCGATTACCGCAAAGTATTGGAAAATCATGAGAGCAGCACCGAGACAAATCATTGAGTTCATTCGCAATCCTGCGGCATGGGACGCCAAGGCGTTTGAGACTGCCATCAGGAATGAAGTGGAAAACAACACCGGCAACATCACGGCATCTGATGAGTTGCTGATTGGATTGTTGGTCATGGTGGTGGAAACCATGATTACCGCCAATCTTCAGATCATAGACAACGGCCCCATCTATGAATACAACTCTGGTGATGCGCCAAGCCCTTGGTACAAAATTCGCACCGAGTCGCTAGACAAGGCAATCAAGATATTGGCTGAGTTGGCGCTAGTCGCCCGTGGCCGACCCAAGAAATCAAATAAGGTAAGTGACGTTGATGAGTTATTCGCCACTGCTTAAACCGGCGTTTGAATATGCCATAGGTGTTGTCCGAGGCGATATTGCTGCGTGTGAGGATGTTCGCTTGGCGTGCCAGCGATTTCTCGACATGGTTGAGCGCAAGGACGCACCCTATGAGTTTGTGCCGGCTAAAGCTGAACACATTCTGAAATTTGTCAAATTTACACGCCATGTCAAAGGGGCCGACGCTGGCCGAATCATTGAACTGAGCGGGTTCCAAGTATTGTTGCTGGCGGCCATCTATGGTTTCCGAGACAAGCGAGATCACAGTTTCCGGTGGACAACAGACGTTATTTTGTTTGTCCCGCGAAAGTCTGGAAAAACGACTCTGGCGTCCATCATTGCGCTGTACGAACTTCAGTTTGGCGATGCTGGTGCCGAGGTCTTTACCCTGGCGACCAACCGCGAGCAGGCCACCATTTGCTTTGACTCATCCAAAGCCATTGTGGAGAACATGAAGACGGAATTCACCTCCAAATTTATTGTCTACCGCAATGAGTTGAAAAAGGCCGGCGATTCCACTTCGACCTACCGCGCTTTGAGCCGCGACAACAAGAAGACCGGCGACGGCAAAAACCCGTCCTGCGCCATGATTGACGAAGCTGCCCAGATTACTGAGAGGTCTTCCATTGAGGTTCTACATTCGGGTATGGGCGCACGCAAAAACCCGTTGCGGATGTACTTGACTACGGCCAGCTTTACCAAGGAAACCAAGTTCTTCGAAGACCTGAGTCATTTTCGCAACATTCTGCGCGGTGCGGCCCCGGACAATTACCGCTGGTTTGGTCTGCTGTACAGCATTGACCCTGGGGACGAATGGAGCAACCCAGAGGTTTGGGGTAAAGCCAATCCCATGCTCGGGATATCGGTCACACGGGAACACATTGCCCACATGGCGGAAGAGGCATCGGCCAAGCCGGCCAGCCTAAATGAGTTCCTGTGCAAGCAACTGAACATTTACGTCAGTGCCAACAGCGCCTGGGTAGATCGCCGGTTCTGGGACGATTCTGTGGCCACCATGTCGGAGGATAAGCCAGAGGCCACTTTCATGGCGTTTGATTTGGCGCACAGCCGCGACTTGAATGCCGTCTGCACGCTCCATCGATATGCCGAGGAAGAGTTCTTTGCCAAGTTTCAATTCTTCCTGCCAGAAGAATCACTTTCCTTCATTCCTAACCACTATCGCTCGACCTACATGCAAGCGGTGGAGTCTGGCGTGTTGAAACTGACCCAGGGCAATGTCACCGACCTGAACGAAATTGAAACCTACATTGCCCAGCAATGTGAACAACACCAAGTCAAGGAAATCGGGTTTGACCCCTATAACGCTGCGACCCTGGTGGCCAATTTGTTTGGCAAGGGATTGCCAGTGAAAAAGGTTGGCCAGAGTATGTCGGTTTTGTCAAACCCATCCAAGACTGCGGAGCAACTGATTCTCAAAAAAGCGATCAAGCACGATGGCAACCCATTTGTCGGATGGCAGATCGCAAACAGCGAATGCTATGTGGATGTCAATTCCAATGTAAAGGTACGCAAGAACGAATCTGACCCATCAGCCAAGGTTGACGGAGTTATTGCGCTGATCATGGCGTTGCATTGCCATCTGGATAATGTGTTTGTCAACGAATCATTTGGTTTTCGGGCGGTAGACTGGTAAAATATGGGCTAATTGGAGAAAAACATGGCTATTTTGGACATTTTCAAGCGAAAAGAAGCGGTTTCGAGCGAATCCAATACCTTGTTTGGCCAGACGGCCCTAGGCAATAATATTGTCTATCAGGCTGGGAAGCCCCATCCGACCGTCAATACGCAGATTCTGTACGTCACCACGGCGGCTACCAATAATGCTGGCCGGCCAGTGGACATGTCGCTGCTTACGCGAAATTCGACCATCCTGGCGTGCGTAGCGGTTAAGGCCCGGGCCATTTCACAATTGCCTATCCGGGTAATGGCTGAAATGGACGATGGCACCTATGTAGACGCCTGCAGGGACGAAAAGGTAGGCAAGAGAGACAAAGCCAAGGCCAAGCAGGTTGTATCGCTCCTGGCGTCCCCTAATCGATTCCAGAGTGCTTATGAGTTCTGGTATCAGTGGGTCATGTGGTACGAATTGTCTGGCGAGGCATTTACTTTGTGGTGGCGCGAAAACCAGAGCAATTCTTTGGAGACACCGCTAGAAATGTACATGCTGGACAGCACTCTGATTGCTGTGACTATCACACCAACTCGATATCCCAGCTACAGGTTGTCCACGCCTAGTTATGGGTTCAGCCGCGACGAACCTCTGAATGCCCATCAGGTCATGCATGTGAAAGACATGGCATGGCAAGGCTCTGCCGGCTTCAACAAAGGCATTCTCGCCGCTGAGTTGGTCAGCCTGGATCAGGACATTGACCTGTATGCCAACTACGTCATGCAGAATGGTGCCAAGCCGTCTGGCATGTTCACGACAGAGCAAGTTATCCCCGATGGCAAGTTCAAAGAAATTGCCGCTCGCTTAAAAGAGGCTTGGGGCAGCATGACCGGCAGCCGGCAATCTGACCCAAGTAAACCTGGCCAAGGTATGCTGCTTGACCAGGGTATGAAGTACACGCCCCTGGAAATGCTGACACTGCAGGATGCTGATACAGAGAAGCTGAAGACGCAAACAATGAAGCGGATTTGTGGCCTGTTTGGTGTGCCACCAGCATTGGTTGGGATTGCTGACCAAAAGTACAACAACACTCAGACTTTGCTTGATGAATTTTACAAGTCCACAATCTATCCGACAACTGTCAATATTCAGCAAAAACTGAAGATGCAATTGTTCCCAGGATATCCAAACCTAAAAATTGAATTTGATACCAGGGACTTTTTGAAGGGTGCGCCACTGGATCAAATGAATTTTGTGGTGGCCGGCGTTGGGGCTGGGGTTTTGACTCCAAACGAAGCAAGGCAATACATGAACATGCCCAATATTGAAGGCGGCGACGATTTACTTGACCCATCCGCGAAAGCTGGTAACATACCCGGCAGCAGCCCTCAAGACACGGGTGGTGGTGGTGGAAACCAGACCAATAAAATGAATATCGGAAAATAATGATTTTTGCCGATACAATCAAGCAACTTTTTGCACGGCAAATACAGCGTGCTGCAAAAAAATCTATCAAAATACAGGACATTGACAAAACCAAAGTTGATGGAGTAATTAATGACGCCAAAAAATTTGACGATGCTGTGCGAAGCCAGGCTGATGCCCGAGGCCAAAGGACAGACCGGAAAAATTGAAGCCACTGTGACCACTTGGGGCGCTCGCGAAGGTGCTGATGGCCGGCGATTCAACTATCAGCCTGAAGGCTTTATGGACTGGGCAGAAGCCTTTTCCAAGACTGGCAAACCGTTGCCAATGTTCATGAATCACCAGTCGGAAGCAATGCCCGTCGGTGAATGGACTTCATTTGAAATGACGCCTGCGGGAATGACCGCAGAAGGCCGTATTTACATGAATACTGCCGCTGGCAAAGACATGCATACCATCATGTGCGAGTCGCCTACAATGTTTGGCGGCGTGTCTGTTGGTGCATATGCAGAAAACTATCAAATGGTCAATGCCGACGGCGAGCCAGATCAATCTGACGAAGCCTATTTCCAAATTACCAAAGGCGGCCTCCGCGAAGTGTCTGTGGTGATGTATCCAAACAACCCTGAAGCGAACGTCAGCCGCCTGGAATACTTTCGGCCTGATGGTTCTGCTGATCTTAAAATCATGGAGCAAGCCCTGCGTGATGCCGGGCTTTCCAAGAGTGATGCGGTCGCTGCCGCATCAACTTTCAAGAAAGTTTTGGAGCAGCGTGATGTTGTTTCAAAGCCTATTGAAAATGCGACGCCCCAGCGTGATGCTGATGCGGAAGCGACCACCAACGCAGCAATTCTTGCGGCTTTAGAGCAGCGCGAACTGTTGCAAATTCTCGACAAACGACTGAAAAGGTAACACCATGTCTCAAGTAATTCTCGACAAACTGGACGCCATCGAAGCCAAACAGCACGATGCTGTCCTGGCCGTGGAAGCCAAAATCCCTGCAGCCATTGATGCTGCTCGCGCCGATATCGACGCCAAAATGGCCGCTCTGGAAGCCAAAATTGCTTCCGTGCAGGCTCCGTCTATTATTCGGGTCGCCAAGTCTGTCCGCACCGATGTGAACCGCGCCGTTCGTGAGCAATTGGCCAGCTATTACAAGGGCGCTCGCCAAGGCGAAAAAGAACTGAAAATGTTCGAAGACCAGGGTCAGTATGACGCCTACATGAAGGAAGCTGCCGGCCTAACCGCTGGTGGTGACGGTCAAGGTGGTCGCACGGGCTACGACCCTGTGTTCGTGGCTCTGCGTCTGGCCAACCAGATGCGCGGCTTGTCTCGCACAGTGGCTACCGACGGTTCCAGCTATCAGTTCCGGGTCAAGACTGGCAATGCTGGCGCTCAGTGGGGCTATGCCGTCCAGAACAACGGTTCACCCACCACGGAAAACACCAGCATTTGGCAGTTGGTGCTGAAAGACATCAACGTGCAGTTCCCGATCCGTACAGCGGCTTTGGATGACATTGATGGCCTGGAAGCCAACATTGTTGATGACATGCTCATGGAATTTGCCCAGGCAGAAGCCCAGTCCATGATCAGCAACAACGATCAGTCTGGCACCGGCACATCCGTGACCACTGGTGGCGCTGACGGTCTGCGTGGCTTGAATCAGTACCCTGGCGCTAACGGCACCTATGCAGGCGGCACGACCTCTGCGGCTGCTTTTGGCACCTCTGGCACTGGCTCCACCACCGGCCTACACAGTCTGGCGACTTACGACCAGTTGACCTCCAACGTCAACACCGTTGGTTTGAATAACGTCACATACAAAGACGTTATCAACACCATTTACGCGCTGCCGCAACAGTACTGGACTCCAGCAACCAAGTTCATGATTAACCCAATCCTGCTGCAAGCAATTCGCGGTCTGCAGGACACCAATGGTCGCCCGATTTTCAACTCTGTTGATTCTCTGTCGGTTGACGGTATTATTGGGCAACTGCTTGGTTTTGATGTGGTTGTCAACAAATACTTGGACAGTCCAAGTCAGTTGACAACTGCTGCTGCAGCCACCTTGAGCAAGTACCCGATGTACTTTGGCGACTGGACTCGCGGCCACACCATCATTGATCGTTTGAATATGATCATGCGTCGCTACG